ATGGAAACAGTATTTACTAAACTGACAGATTTGGAACAAAAATTATCTCAGATGGATGCGGTAATGAACAAAATTGATGAATTAGGTAGCAAGGTTGAAACCATGAAAGAAAAATCACCACAAGAAAAGTTGGAGTTACGTTCTTTGGATTCATACCCTTTCAATCTAAATCCCCAAGAGTTTTTTGCTCAAAAACAAGGTGAGATGCAACAAACAGGTAAAAACGAATACGTCCTCACCAAGCAAGATATTGAAGATTATTCAAACGACACAATAAAAGATAGTTTTAACGCAGAAACAGAGGAAGATGAATTTAAGTTCTAAAGTAAACTTCTTATTAGGTTTACAATTACAAATGAAAATAAACCATTGGCAAACAAAAGGTATTGCCAGGCACGACGCTTTTGGTAAAACCTATGATGGTTTATCAGACCTTATTGACGAATTTGTTGAGGTTGCCATGGGTAAATATGGTAGATTTACACTTGAAGAGGATACAAATACTATTCAGTTAGTAAACCTTTCAGAGGTCAATCCCGTTGACATGGTCAAAGTTTGTACTGAAGCTCTTGTTGAGTTCTCAGATGACTTAGATGATAGATTAGACACTGATTTGTTAAATTTAAGAGATGAGATGCTTGGTTTATTGAATAAATTACTGTATCTTTTAACTCTTGAGTAACCCCTTCCCAAAACAATTTTAAAAAAAAAGAGAGTCAGATTTTGTAATCTGACTTTTTTTGTCTATACTTTACATAGAAACATTTTCTAACTTTTAAAAAACAAACATATGATGTCAACAACAGAGTCAGTACTGGCACAGTACGAAAAAGACAAACAGGTCGCAAGCGGCAACACAAACAAGGTATCCCAAGAGGATAGAATGAAGAAGTATTTTACCACACTCCTACCAAAAGGTGAAAGAAGTGGTGAAAGAAGAATTAGAATCCTACCTATGAAAGATGGTAGTAGCCCATTTGTTCCCGTGTATTTCCACGAGGTACAGGTTGATGGTAATTGGGTTAAACTGTATGACCCAAATCAAGAAGGTAAACGTTCACCATTGAACGAAGTACATGAAGGATTAAAAATGACAGGTGACGAACAAGATGCTATTTTAGCTCGTCAGTATAAATCTAAAATGTTCTATATCGTAAAAGTTATTGATAGAGATAGAGAACAAGATGGTGTTAAATTTTGGAGATTTAAAAGAAACACTAAAAGTGAAGGTGTTTTGGATAAAATTGCACCTCTTTTCAGAAATAAAGGTGATATTACCGACCCACAGAAAGGAAGGGATTTGATTCTTAATCTTAACCTAACTAAGGCGGGTAACGGTAGAGAATACACAACAATTACATCTATCATCCCTGAAGACCAATCACCACTACACTCTGATTCAGTTATTGCAGATACTTGGATTAATGATGAATTGGTTTGGTCTGATGTATATTCTAAAAAACCTGAAGAGTATTTAGAAATGATTGCTAAAGGTGAAGTCCCAAGATGGGATACAACAACTGGTAAATATGTTTCAAATTCCACTCAAGAAATTGAAATGTCTAAACCATCTTCACCAACAAAAACATCAGTTCCTCAAGTTGACCCACAAGAAGACATGGAGGGGGATGACGACCTACCATTCTAATTAAAATGAACTTGGACACATACTTAGACATTGTGTCCAAGTTCTTCTTTTTTAATTAAAAACAATAGAAAATATACAATGGCAATCAAGAAAAAAGAATTCGATTATATATCCAAATTCTCATCAAAAACAAAATATAAGGATGAAAACTTTTATTATTGTGGTGAGGCGTTTAACAACGCATGTGGATTACCAGGACCCGTGATGGGAGGTATTAATATGTTCTTAGGACATACAAACTCATCAAAAACAACCGCAATGATTTTAGCTGCGGTTGATGCACAAAAGAAAGGCCATTTACCCGTACTTATTATCACTGAAAGAAAATGGAAATGGGAACACGCAATTGAACTTGGTTTCCAAGCTGAAAAAGATGCGAATGGCGAGTGGACAGGTGATTTTATTTTCAATGATTCATTTGACTATATTGAACAAGCAACCGATTTTATAAATGACATCATTGATGCTCATGAAAAAGGTGAAATCCCAAGACACATTTTATTTTGTTGGGATTCAATTGGTTCAATACCATGTAAGATGACTTTTGATGGTAAAGGTGGTAAACAACACAACGCAAGTGCATTATCCGATAAAATTGGTATGGGTATTCACTCAAGAATTACCAAATCAAAAAAAGAAGATTACCCATCTAAAGACTCGTCATATTATTTGACAATGGTTGTGGTGAATCAACCATGGGTAGAATTACCTGACAATCCAATGGGTCAACCTGAAATCAAACCAAAAGGTGGTGAAGCATTAAAATTAGCGTCTTCACTTATCTTCTTATTTGGTAATCAGAAAAAATCAGGTATCAACCACATTGATGCAACCAAAGACGGTAGAAAAATTGTTTACGCTGTTAGAACCAAAATTTCAATCCTTAAAAACCACGTTAATGGATTAGGTTACAAAGACGGTAAAGTTATCGTTGTCCATAATGGATATATTGCCGACACCAAAGAAGCTTTGGAGTCGTATAAAAAAGAATATTCAAGTTTTTGGAAAGAAAAATTAGGGTCTAGCGACTTTGATTTAGCGGAATCAACAACTTACGATTTCGAAGAAGAAGATTAATTTTTGTTTAACCCTATAAGAGTGATGATTAATGTCTAATGTATTATTGGTAGATGGTGACAATTTACTTACTATTGGTTTTTTTGGATTAAAAAATCACTTTTATAAGGGGGAACATATTGGTGGGATATATCATTTTATAAACACCTTAAGACGAACAATTGAAATCCATCATTTGGATAAGATTGTCGTTTTTTGGGATGGACAAGATGGTTCTATAACAAGAAAAAGGTTCTACCATCAATACAAAGAGAATAGAAAATCTCGTATCAGGTCTGAAGAAGAATTACATTCTTACGGAAAACAAAGAAACAGAATTAAACAATATCTTGAAGAACTATTTGTTAGACAAGGTGAATATGAATTCTGTGAGTCAGACGATTCAATCGCATATTATGTTCAAAACTCACCAAAAGAAAACAAAATAATTTTTTCTTCAGATGGTGATTTGACTCAATTAGTTTCAGAAAATACCAAACTCTTTAATCCCTCACACAGTAAAATATACCAACCAAATGATATGTTCGTTTATGACCATGAACAAATTCTTATACAGAATATAAAATTGGTCAAGATGATTTGTGGTGACCCATCGGATAATATTGCGGGCATCAAAAATTTAGGTGTCAGGAGATTAATTTCATTAGTTCCTGAAATTAAAACCGAAGAGATTACCGTTGAATTTATTCTTGAAAGATTTAACAATTTATTTGAGGAAGACAACGATAATCGTCTTGTAAAGAATCTTCTGACAGGTGTTACCAAATATGGGATATTAGGTGAGGAATTTTTTGATGTCAATAGTCGTATTGTAAGTCTTGATAATCCTTTCTTAACTGATGAAGCAAGGGAATCTATAACTTCATTAATAAACGATTTGATTGACCCTGAAGGTCGGTCATATAAAAACACCATGAAGATGATGATGGAAGATGGTATATTTTTATTACTTCCAAAATCGGATGATGCGTGGATAAACTTCCTCAATCCATTTTTAAGATTAACAAGAAAAGAAAAGAATAAAAAATTAATTAAAATCAAAAACAATGAGTAATCAAGAAGTAACAAAGTTCGAGTTCCTTTTGACATTAGAAGGAAACATTATCTGTCAGCGCTTCTTCAATGTAAGAGAGCATAACCCAAAGTCGAGACGTTCTATGGATTTACACTATTACGTTAAAAATATTTGTGACGATATTGGTGTAGATTTGAAAACAAAAACATTGGATTATCTACATGAAAATCGTGATTATTTTTACGGTTTGGATAGTGCAGAAACCGATGAACAAAATGAAAAAGAGTACTTTTTGCTCGAGATTAAGATGGGTGACGATGTATTTATTCAAAGGATGTTTTCCGCTAAAGTCTATCACCCAAAGGTTAGATATACGGTAGACATTCGTCCTTATTTAAAGAGATATTTGTCAGATTTAACCGACATTTTATCATCTAGAGATTTGGAAACAACTTATTTAAACTATCAATTATAAAAAAATAAAAAACTATGTCAGAAAAAAATTTTGGTTTTCTCGGAGCGTCATTTCAACAAACGTTAATTAAATCAATTGTAGAGGATAAAAAGTACGGTGAACAGATTATTGATGTAATCGAGAGCAAATATTTTGATAATAGTTCTTTTAGATTTATTACCTCCCATATCAAAGAGTACTA